TCCAAACAACACTGTTGATGGACTCAGCGATGCCATCAACTCAGACGGTATCACTGGAGTGTATTCCGCAGTGATTGGCGGCAAACTACAAATTTATGCTGACAGCACGGCCACCAACGATGGCAGCACCGCAGGTGAAGGTATTGTGTCAATTGAAAACGGCATTGGAAATCCATTGGCTGCCTTGGGTATCACTTCTGGCGAATACCTGGCTCCAGATTATCTGGCTCAATACAGCTATAATGCTCCACGTTGGGGCTCTACACAGACCAGCCCACGTCCTACTGGATCGGTCTGGCAGAAGATCAACAATGTGAATTTGGGAACCAATCTCGTGGTGAAAAGATTCAACAGCACACTTGGTACCTTTGTTCAACAAGCCTGCCCGGTTTACTTCAATGATGCCTATGCAAATTATGGACTAGACCCCAGCGGTGGCGGCGGCAACATTCCAGCTGGCGCAACCTATGCCGAGGTAGATGTTTTGGCCAACAGTACCAGCAGTTTTACTATCTTTGAAAAATTTGCTTCGGGTCCTACCATAATTACTGGAAGCGACAGTACACCTGGTCCGTTTGTAGCAGGCAACACATTTACCATTGCGTATTCTCAAACTGGAGTGCAACCAACCTCTACTGTGACTTTTTCCACACCAGTTACTGCAACTCTTCCTGGAACCACAGCAGCTGATTTTGTCTCTGCAGTGAGTGCCGCGGTTGGTTTAAATTCTCCTGTCGTTGCTACAATTGCCAGCGATGGTAGTATCGTGATCCAGCACGTCCAGGGTGGTAGCATACAATTGATCAATACCTTTGGTACTCCGATTACCACAGCCGGTTTTACTACCGCAGTTCGTGGAGTAAAAACCAACTATGTCAATGGTGCTGCTAGTGGAGTGGTATTGAGTAATTGGGTTGGAACTCCAACATTTACCTATTCTGCCAGTGCTACTGGACCAGATCAAGATCCAGCCAACGGACGCTTATGGTATTACAGCGCAGCCACCACAGGAAGTGCCGATATCATGATCCAAGATGATGGTATCTGGCAGGGTTATCAAAACGTTACCAATGATGTACGCGGATACGACCTTAGCAATACCAACGCCACTGGACCAATTTTTAGTACCACGGCTCCATTGACACAGACTGATCAAAGTCAAAGTCCGTTGGTCTATGGTGACCTTTGGATCAACACCGGCGATTTAGAAAATTACCCAGTGATCAGTCGTTGGAGCAATGTGGATGGAGTAGATCAATGGCTGTTGATTGACAACACTGATCAAACCACACAAAGCGGAATTTTGTTTACAGATGCACGCTGGGCACCCAATGGCACAACCAACCCTATCAGTGATCCTATTCCAACTATAGTGAGCTTGTTGACCAGTAACTATCTGGACCTTGATGCTCCGGATCCTAGCCTGTATCCACAAGGAACTCTGTTGTGGAACACACGTCGCAGTGGATTCAATGTAAAGGCATTCCAGGTTGATTATTTCAATGCCACAGATTTTCCTGATGATACATTGCCTGCACAGACCAATGCTTGGGTTTCACAAAATCCAGTCAAGTCCGACGGTAGCCCATACATGGGCCGCCAGGCACAACGTATACAAATTGTTCAAGCTCTCAAAGCCGGTATTGATACCAGTACCACTGCAAGAGAAGAGCAATTGGTCTATAACTTGATCAGTTGCCCACAGTATCCAGAATTGTTGCCCAACATGGTAGCACTCAACAACGAACGCAACAACACAGCATTTGTTGTGGCAGACACACCGTTGCGCCTGAGCCCTGAAGATATTTTGACCTGGGCCAGCAACAACAATGGACTGGGACTCAGCACAGGTGACGGATTCTTGACACGTGATGTTTATGCTGGCGTATTTTATCCAAGTTGCCAGACCACTGATACCACTGGTTCCCTAGTGGTACAACCACCCAGCCATATGATGATTAGAACAATCATCCGCAACGATGAAGTAGCGTTTCCATGGTTGGCACCAGCAGGAACACGTCGTGGAGTGATAGACAATGCCATACAAATTGGTTACATCAATGCTGGCACTGGTGAATTTGAAAGCCTAGGAGTTCGTCAAGGACTACGTGATACCTTGTATGAAAACAGTATCAATCCTATCACTTTCATACCTGGTGTAGGTATTACCAACTTTGGTAACAAGACCACTACCACATTGACCAGTGCCTTGGATCGCATCAACGTGGCACGTTTGATAGCATTTATACGTGGTCGTTTGGAAGTCATTGGCAAACAGTTCTTGTTTGAACCCAATGATCAAATCACCCGCAATGAAATTAAAAATGCTATTGATAGCTTGATGATTGATTTGGTGGCCAAGCGTGGTATCTATGACTACCTGGTGATTTGTGATCTTACCAACAACACACCAGCACGTATCGATCGCAACGAACTATATGTGGATATTGCTATTGAACCAGTCAAGGCTGTAGAATTTATCTACATACCGGTTCGTATCAAGAACACAGGAGAAATTGCTGCAGGTGCAGCGGTCTAATAGGAAATAATCAGGGCATCAAACACCCTGATTTTTCAGACTCAAGCTACCATAAATAACAGTACACAGGAGATAACAAATGGCCGTTTCATCGCTCAGTAGAATGACAGTGCCTTTGGCAAGTGACCAAAGTAGCCCAGTCCAGGGTTTGTTGATGCCCAAACTCAAGTATCGCTTTAGAGTGATATTTGAAAATTTTGGCGTTAGTACCCCCCGCACAGAATTGACCAAACAAGTCATGGACTTCACACGTCCAACTGTGAGTTTTGAACCCATTGATGTTCCAATCTACAACAGTACCATCAAGCTGGCTGGCAAATACAGCTGGGGCGATCTTACTTGCCAAGTTCGTGACGATGCAGGCGGACAAGTCAGCAGGTTGGTCGGCGAACAACTACAGAAGCAGTTGGATTTCATGGAACAAAGCAGTGCTGCTGCTGGTATTGATTACAAGTTCCTTACACGTTTTGAAGTGCTAGATGGTGGCAACGGTGCCAACGAACCCATAGCATTGGAAACTTGGGAAATCTACGGTTGTTATCTCAGCGAAGTCAACTACAACAACATGGACTATGCTGAAAGTGCAGTGGCCACGATCAGCATGACCATACGTTTTGATAATGCAGTTCAAACTCCGACTGGAAGTGGAGTTGGCGCGGTCATTGGAAGAACCGTTGGCGATGTAGCCACAGGCTAAAGCTCATGAGCTTTGGCCAGGATTTTTTACAAGGGTTTTTTACACCCGACGGGCTGAAAGATTATGCCCATGCGGCCAAGACATTTCGTACCAATGGCTACGAACTTAGCCCCAGAACCAAGTTTCTCTTTCATGTTTTCTTCAATATCAACACTGGACAGATTCCGGCCTTGCAAAATGTGTTCGGCAATGGCGATGTGGCCAGTGTGGGACTCATGGTCAAGACAGCACAGTTACCGACCTATACAGTCAGCATTGACACAATGAATCAGTACAATCGTAAACGTCTGGTACAAAGTAAAATACAATACAACCCAGTGCAAATAGTATTCAATGACGATCAAGGAGACTTGATTCGCAACATGTGGTACAACTATTTCAGTTATTACTACAAGGATCCCAGCCAAAAATATCAAGGCAATCCCACCACCAATGGAACCATTGGTGCCTTGCAGACCTTGCAAAATGGGTTTGGCTACAACACTCGTGATACCTACAGCGGAGACCGTCAGGTCAACGATTGGGGCTACATCGGAGAAAGCTACAACGATGGCACTAAAAATATTGGCGCCGGTAAAGATGGAGGCAAGCCACCTTTCTTCAGAGACATAACCATATATGGACTCAGCCAGAAAAAATATGCAAGCTATACCTTGATCAATCCCTTGATCAAAGATTGGCAACATGACACCTATGATTACAGTCAAGGCAATGGCATCATGACCAATACCATGACCATAGAGTATGAAACAGTCAAGTACGGCCAAGGTGCAGTGGGCGGCGCAACTCCCAGCAATACTGTGGTTGGATTTGCAGATCCAGCACACTACGATACTGTGAAAAGTGCCCTGGCTCGACCCGGAGCCACTGCCACCGTGTTTGGGCAAGGAGGTCTCATTGACGCCATCGAAGGCACATTTGATGACTTGGCCTTGTTGGCCGACGGCAAGGGCGGAGTACAGAATGTACTGGGAGCCATACAACAAGCTGGCACTGCCTATCAAACTTTCAAAGGTAAAAATCTCAGAAGCATTGTGGACCAAGAAGCCAGACAGGCTTCCAAAGACATCTTGCGAGCTCAATTGCCCGGGGCTGTGCGTGTGGCGGTGAACACAGCCAATGGTATGTTGTTTCCTAAACCACCTGTGAGATAACCATGGGCTCAGTCAATAGTTACAATCCACGAGTTGATCAGACTGTACAAATTTTTGATCGTTTCTACGAATATGAAGCCACAGTATCGTCCGTGGAATATGATGCGGTGTACAGTTATTTCCGCAGTGTGTTTGGCACAGCCGATGCCGCTGGTAATTTTACAGTGACCTTGTTTCGCATTGCAGAACAAAGTGACATTTCAGTGATGGATTTGCTACAACAGTTTGAAGGAATGGGAGTTCCAGAACTTACCTTGACTTTGAGTTATTATCTCAACGGACTAAGAAGCAGCAGTACTCTGCTGGGACTGAATGCACCGTTGACACCAAATTTCTACGTGGCTAGAAACGTGCGAGCATGAGCAAGTTTGCACAAGGACCCTATACCATCAAAAATGCCTCCAAGTATGTGGGCAAAGGCACGCCCAGATATAGGTCAGGATGGGAACATGCATTCATGCGATTTCTTGACAACAACGAACACGTGGTCAACTGGGCCAGCGAAAGCATCACAATACCTTACCGCAATCCTGTGACTGGCAAACAGAGCATGTATGTGCCTGACTTTCTGATCACCTACAGAAACAAAAACAATCAGATCATAGCCGAGCTGGTGGAAATCAAACCCAAAAAACAAAGCGTGATCGAAAGCAAAATGAGCGCCAGAGAAGGTGCTGTGGTAGCGGTGAACTACGCCAAATGGGCGGCTGCGCAAAAGTGGTGTCAAAGACAAGGATTAACATTCAGGGTAATTACTGAAGACGATTTGTGGGGTCAAGGAAATAAGAAAAAACGATAAATAAAAATGCCAATCGCGATGCGGAAACATCCATCGGCTCTATAACTAGTAGGAGTTACAGCACATGTATTTACAAAACAAATATACCAATTGGTATAACAGTATTATTCAATTAGCAAATTCTAGAGAATTATCGTCTGATGTATATACAGAAAAACATCATATTATTCCACGATCATTGGGTGGTAATAATAGTAAATCAAACATTGTTAGTTTAACTGCCCGCGAACATTTTATTTGCCATTTGTTACTTACAAAAATGACAACTGACAATGCAATGTATAAAATGAAATTTGCACTATCAATGTTAATGAATGTTAAAAACATTGGCAAAGGACGGTATGTGCCATCGGCAAGATTTTATGAGTATGCCAAGCATGGCCGAAAACAATCAATGCAAGCATTATGGACAGCTGAAAAAAGAAAAAAGCACTCTCAAAAAATTAAATTGTATTTTGAAAATATAGAAAAAACTTCTAAAAAAGAATTAGATCGTCGAGATAAAATTAGAAAAAGTCAAAAATCTAAAATTTGGTCCAATAATGCAATACAATCTAGGTTACATAATTGTTTGAAAAATGCAAAATCTCGCAAAGGTAGTACATGGACCATTGAGCATAGACTCTCAAGACACAGGACATATATAGAAAACAATTTAGATATTGCTTTAAAAATTATTTCTCTACATGATTCTGGATTAAACAATTTGCAGATTTCTAAACAACTAAACATTACCTGGGATAAAGTCAAGTATTCTTTACAACATCGCAAAGACTTTGAAGCATACCAAAAATACCCACTAAATATACCATGACACGACGCTTAGAAGAGTTGTTTGATCTGCCGCCCACTTCTGAAGAAGTTGACCAAGCCATACCTGCCTTGCCCGAAACACGCTTGAGCTTGGCCGAGCTGGATTCAACCATTGACAAAATAGATGCGGCCCTGCCGGCTGTGCGTGATCTAGACGCCAGCGATCGAGAAATGGATGATCTAGCAGACATGGCCAAAAGTAGCTACAACGATCTCATGGATCTGGGCATGCAGGTAGATTCAAGGTTTGCCAGCGAAATTTTTGGTGTGGCCAGCAACATGCTGGGTCATGCCATAACAGCCAAAACAGCCAAACTCAACAAAAAGCTCAAAATGATTGATCTCCAGTTGAAAAAAGCACGCATGGATCAGGATCGCAACAAGGATGAACCCATGGACACAGCACACGGCGAAGTGCTTAATCATCTCAGTCGCAATGAACTGTTGGAAAAGTTAATTGGCAACAGAGACCAAAACAATAACAAAGCATAAATATCATATAGGGATACAAATATGAAAAATTTTAAAGATTATCTAGCAGAAAGCGAAAGAACCTACAGTTATCGCATCAAAGTTGTGGGCGATATTGCTCCTGACTTTACAAAAATGCTTGAAGAAAAACTCAAGCAATTTGATCCTGTGAAAATTTCAGCTGTCAAAAAAACTCCTATCCAACTCAAGCCAGCAGACTTTCCAGCACATGCCAACGAAAGCGTGAGCAGCATGGATGTGGAATTCCGCTATCCAGCCATTGAGCCACAGGTACAACAGATTGCACAATTGTTGGGTCTTGATCCAAATCGCATTCGTTTGTTGACCACGGCCTATGAAGACAGCATGGCAGAAGAAAAAGTCAAAGTTGAAGAGCAAAACAAAGACCTGCTCACAGACACAGACTATCCTGCTCCTGACGCAGAACAAAAAGCACTCAGCAAAGATTATTCTGCAAATCCATATCAACATGCAGTATTAAAAAACACATATCGCAGTGACTTCACAGTGGCCGGAGGCAAGACACCGCCAGCAGAAACCACAAACGATTTGCCCATGGGTGACAAGAGTCCCATGACCAAGGTCAAGAGACCACCACGCCCGGCTACCGGCGCCAACCCAAGAGGATAACAGCATGACATTTTTTTACGACCTAAACAAGAAACTGGCAGACTTGGCCAAGAAGCAGACACTGTCTGAAAGCGCACAGCCTGCTGTGGCCGAAGGCAGTACCGGTGACTATTCAGCCAAGAAGGCTGCTGCGGGCAAGGACATTGGCAAACCAGGCAAGGCCTTTGCCAAGATCGCCAAGAGTGCAGGTGATCGTTATGGAAGCAAGGCTGCCGGCGAACGTGTGGCTGGTGCTGTGTTGAACAAGTTGCGTGCCAAGAATGAATCAGCAGGTATTGATCCTAATCGTAATCCACAGACTCAAGATTACAGCCAAGGCGGCGATGTTATGGACTATCTCAATGACAAATTGAAAGATTTTGATGCCCAACAATCCAAGACCGACGAAAGTGCATTCCAAGCGGCCATTGGCAAAAAGAAATACGGCGAAAAGGGTATGAAGGCTTTGCAGAAAGCTGGCCGTGACGGCGCCAGCGCCAAGACCATGAGCAACATTCGCAACCGATATGACAAGTATGACGAAAGTCAAGGCATGACCGACGAAGGCAATGCATTTGCCAAGGCCGTGATTGATGCCAAGAAAGATGGCGTTCAACCTGGTGAAAAAATCCGTGTGGGTGGCAAAGAGTATCCAGTCAAGGAAGAAGGCAGCATGCCCATGACAGCCAAGCAAAAGAGTTTTGCCAAGCTGGCACCACCTGCTGACAAGATCACATTTGCTGACAAGATTGCTGGAGCCAAAAAAGAAGTCGACGAAATGCTGGGTGATGTGGCCGCAGAAGCCATCAAGAAAGCTGTCAAAAAATCAGACAAGACTGGATTCAATCCCGAAGTAGCCAAAAGCATGTTTGCAAACAAAGACGAACATCCACGTTACGATGTCAAAGACACAGGCTACAGCAAGCGTTATACTAGAAAAGCCGAGCCAGAATCTGAAAAAGATGATGCAGAAATCAGTGATGCACCCAAGAAAAAAGGTCGTCCAAAAGGTCCTGAGAAAGGTCCTGAGCGTACTACCAAAGGTGCCTGGAAGCACAAAGGCGAACGCAAAAAGAAAACCGAAGAAGATCTAGACTCCGATGGTGTAATGATGGCCACGCCCAGCAACATGAGTTCAGAAGATGTTTCCATTGCTGACCGTGGGGAGTATGATCAAGAAGGCGACATGGCCAAGGATCAGTTGCATACCCTGACCAAGGCTGCCAACGAACTCAGTGCTATCCTAGACGACGAGCAAAACTTGCCAGAGTGGGTACAAAGCAAGATCACCAAGGCCTTGGACTATATCAAATCTGCCAACGACTACATGGATCAAGAAGAACACGACGATGAAAAAGCCATTGCTGAAAAGGCCGTAAGCAAAAAACAACGTCGTGCAGCTGGCATAGCACATGCCGCACAAAAGGGTGAGATTCCCAAAAAAGAACTGCGCGGCGCTTCAAAAGAAATGTCCAAGATGCCCAGCGGTGAACTCAAAAAGTTTGCCAAGACCAAAGAAAAAGGTCTGCCAGAAAAGGCCAAAGACAAGAAAGAAGAATCAGTAGAAGAAACTAGTGAAGCACCCAAAGAGAAAAAAAGCTCAGGTGGATTCCAGTTTGGCAAGGGTGTATATGAAAGCATGGACAAAAAGCTCACACAGGCACTCAACGAAGGCATGAATGTCAGTATAAACATGAACTCGGGCGCCGACGGCAATCCTACCAAGAGTATCACAGTCAGTGCCGAAGGTGAAGATGCCGAAGCTCTGGCACAGTTGTTAAAAATGGCCGGACTTGGCGGCAACGCCGAAACATGCCCAACTTGCGGCAAAAGCGACTGTGGTTGCCAGTCAATTGATGAAAACTCACCAGACTGGCCTACCAACACAGAAACTTCAGACGATGCTTTGCAATACTCAGGTGGTCTGAACAAACCAAAATCAACTGGCCAAACCACAGTTCCTGTAGTTGCCAGCCAATTGCGTAGACAAGTTTCAATGGAAGAAGGTGTTACTTTAGAGCGCAGTCTGTTCAAACTTTATCAAAACTACAAAGCCCAATGAAAACATTACGAGATTACATGGTCGAAACAGAACAGTGGTTGGCAACACCAGTTGCTGGTGATGACTTTGCGATCGAGCTGGACGATGGTACCCTGATTGAAACCTACATCATGGCCACCGAAGGCAGTGCTGTGTTGTTGGATGCCACACCAGAAATATATGCGGCACTGAGTCAGTGGACACGACTGTGTGAAGATGATGACACATCCACAGGCGAACTGGCTGTGTTGAGCGAAGGCCAAATGAAAGAAATCATGTGGCGCGATGCTGAACGCATGAGCCTTGAACAGTTTGTTGATCATTGGGGCGACGAAGATTGGATCAGAGAGTTTTGGACCGCAATCAACGGACCAGTGGATGAAGCCAAGTATCAAGGACGTGAAGTGCCTCTAGGAAAGCCCATGGCCGGCGATGTTAAGAAAAGCAAAGTGTATGTGCGTGATCCTGCTACTGGCAATGTAAAAAAAGTAAACTTTGGTGATCCCAACATGAAAATCAAAAAATCAAACCCAGGCCGCCGCAAGAGCTTTAGAGCCAGACACAATTGCGACAATCCAGGCCCAAGAACCAAAGCAAGATATTGGTCTTGCCGTGCTTGGTAAACAAGGAAAACAAAAATGCCACAAGCAAATGTAATCAGCACAGCAGCCAATGTAACTTGGTACACCGACAAGGCAGAGATCACAGCCCTGGGTGCAGGTGTAACTTATCAAGTGTATGCAGTAGGTTTGGACACGCCGTATGGCAATGGGACCACGTATACTTCTACTCCAGTGGGCAACATCTGGAGCAACGCTGTTAGCGTGGGTGCCAATACCACTGTGCAAATCTACGTTGGTGCAGGCAACAAGCTCACAGTCACAGGCACATTCACAGCCGCAGAATTAGGCACAGCCAGTTCAGCCACAGACAGCGTAACAGGTAGCTGATCGTGCGAGCTCGGGAGTTTGTGGCCGAGGCCAAAGTTGGTCCAATTGGCAAACGCAGAAGTGCAGCCACACGTGGTTTACACAAATTCAGAGACGAGACATTTGCCGACAGGTTCTACGAACTCAATAGAGTGATGATGGCTGTGGCCAGCACAGATGGAACCTTTGTGCCAGATCTGGATGGAGAATCATGGTCAGGTCGACACGATATAGCAGCTCCCTATACCAAACAAGAATCTGACATGTTGAAACAAGCCTTCAAGGCCACTGGTTCCTGGCATCAAGATCTCAATGGTGGTGACATGGAATCACAAGAAGTACCATCCACTAACAAACAAAGTCCTGTGATAGCGTTTAAAGGATATCCCAGATGAGAGCTCGAGAGTTCATCGCAGAACAACGCGAGCTACCGCCTGAAATAGCCGATCCTTTACGCTACACTTATGTGTTGCCTGGACTCAGCGCCAGCGATCCTTACAATAACTACAGATTTGGTGTGGCCATGGCCCGTGCTAGAAGTGACCTAGGACAAGATGCAACACAAGCAGAAAAATTTATGCCAGCCTGGGAAACAGAAACAGCCTTTGGTGAACACGGTGTTGTCAGCGGGTTTGATTCCAATGTGGATCCTGTGATTGACATGGCCTTGACTATGACCAAAACACCCGGTGGCAAAAAGCTGATCAGTTCGGCTGAAAGCCGCGAACCAGCAGGTACAGAAACTACAAGCCCAATACAAGCATTCAAAGGATATCCTAGATAATGGCCAATCCGCCACCACCATATGATGATTTGACCGGCATCAGTCGAACTGTGATGAAGGACAATGCACAGGAAACAGTCACAAACTATAATGGCAATGCAAGACCTGCGGAAATGACGGTAAACATCAACACCAATGAAATCTACATAGGCAATGCCACTGGTGCTCTTACCAAAGTGCTACAGGTCACAGGAGCCAACACATTCCTAGGCAACATACGCACTGTAAACAGCACCGCAGGACTCTATCAACTGTATTTTGACCCTGCCACAGGTGAAATTGTATACTACCAGCCCTAGCTAAATAGTATATTATGGCCTATCCTGAACCAACCGAAGTCAGCCCGTGGTACTTACGTAACATTACGCAGGCCCTTGAGCTTAACGAAGCCACGGGCCAGGTGTTTGTTCGTACCAATGCAGTGCTGGTTGGCAATGTCAGCGTGGGCAATGTCAGCATTGGTGATCTAGGCAACATAGACATCAGTGGCAACACCATGCCAGTCACAGTTGAATCTGGCAACGTCACAGTGTTCCAAGGCACAGATCCTTGGAAGATCACAGGCAACGTCAATGTGGCAATCACATCGGGCAATGTAGGCATCACAGGCAACATAGCAGGTATCACTGCACTACCACCTATCACAGGCACAGTCAATGCCAACATCACTGGTGGAAATGTCAATGTGGCAATAACATCGGGCAATGTAGGACTCACAGGTAACCTGGCTGGCATCACCGGAAATGTGACCATAGTAGACGGCGGTGGCAGCATCACTGTGGATGGCAATGTAGGCATCACCGGCACAGTCAATGCCAACATCACTGGTGGCAATGTGTCAACCACCATAGGTGGCACCAATCTTGATGCGTTTGGTCGCTTGCGGATCAGCGAGCCCTACACCCTGTTTGACAGCCAGAACATGTATATAGACGGTGGTCAATTCAGCAACGTGACCGCCAACAGTGGCTCCGTAACTTATGTGGCCAACGAAAGCTCGTTCAACCTATCAGTGACTGCGGCCAATGGCAGCAGTGTTATAAGTCAGGCCAGATTCACACAGGCCTATCAACCCGGCAAGAGCCTGTTGTCCATGAATTCGTTTTGTTTTGCAGA